CCTGTTTCTTTGTGCCCTGAAGGCCTTCAAGAAGTGCAGTTTTTGTGTCCTGCCAGCGACTTTCTAATAGTTCTGACATTTGGTTTCTCCTTAATTTAATCCAGCAAGTTTACGCAATTCTATTACATTATTGCTATCGCTTGCATTGTCACTATTTGTGTTTTCTTCTCTATTGCCTGTTATTTCTTTGCCTTCTGTAATTACTGCCTTCTTCGCTGGAGTTTTACCGTCTATCACTGCCGGTAGGTATTTGTCAAACGCAGATCTTAATTTCTGAGTCTGAACTGATTCCAGTAAATCCATCATAATTTCTCTTTGGCCTTTATTTAGCGGGCCAGTCAATTCATTTATGACATCTTGTCTTTGAGCTGCTTCAACCATGCGCTTAATTTCAGCTTGTTTAGCTTCTGCTAAAGTTTGCTTTTCACTAATTGCTTTTTTGGCTTCTGCTAACTGCTTGTCTTTAATCTCAACTACCTTCAGTAACTTGGAAGTTTCTGAATTTTCGTTGTGATAGCTATTGCTGTATTCTGTAGCAAATGCTTCAAACAGTTTACGCCCAAAATCATTTTTGCGTGCTGCTTCAATATCTTCTTTAAGTTGACTAATTTCTTTATTAAGAACTTTATCAACGATACCGGATACCTTGGCCGCACTCCTTTCAACAAACTTAGTCTTAAGTTCGTTGAAGTGTCCCTTAGCTTCGCGAATTAATCTTACTTTCGTTTCTGCTAAGTCTTTCTTATCTTCGTTAAACTCTGCAATTTCTTTTGCAAGTGATTCAACTACGAAATCTTCAAGCATTTTAAACTTGTTAGCCATTGTTTTTTGATCTTCGTGTAGTTCGTTTACTTCTTTTGCTAGTGATTCGGCAACAAAACGCTTCATTAAATCAGCATTTTCACGCATTGCAACGGCATATCTTGCTTTTGCTTCTGCTAGTTGTTTACGATCGTCGGCAAATTCAGCAATTTCTGAAGCAAGACGCTCACCAATCATAGAGTCGATAGCCTCTACCATTGTTGTTTTGTCATGCTCATACTTTTGAGCGAACTCTTCACGCAGTTCGGCTGTAACCTGTTGACGGTTTTCTTTTACCTTCTGGTTCCAAGCTTCTTCGATTTCGTGGCGCACTTCTTCTGATACTACATCGTTTTCAAAGAGTGTTTTTAGTGCATCCAACATTATGTTTCTCCTTTTATTGGAGTCTCGTGATCAAGTTGATCAGAGATTCTTTTAAATACTTCTGTGCCTTTTTATCGTCTTTAGTAGCCTGTGCAAGTTCGTAAGCCTTGTAACCACCTCTGGTATTCATTAAATGCTCGTAAATGGGCGTAGGATACGCTCCTGGAGCACTTGGTTGTGCAACTACGTCAACAGTAATAATCTCAAAATCTGAAACTTCCCCGTTGCCATCTTCACTAACATTACCGGAACCGCGTGATGAGACGCCTAGTTTAACTCCGCTTTCAAGCATTGTTTTAACTAATTGTCCCATCGGTGTCGGTAAAATTTTCATTTTGCCATAACCATTTGGACCATCCATCCACATTTCGGTAATCATGTGGCTAACCCTGTCCAGGTTAATGTTAAGTCCTTCCGGATGATCTACTTCGCCGAGTACACTGTATCCTCCGCTAATCTGATCATTGAGAGTTTTGACAGCCCTGCCAATTTCATTCACAGGATACACACGCTGATTAGCGTTGCGTACTCCGCCTTGAATACAAATACCTTTCATAAACAAGTCTTTTCCTTCGTTGGCATTCTCAACCACCATTTGGGCTTGGTCGAATGTCAGGTGCTCTCGTAAGTAATTGTTCATCCCTCAGTCCTTTATTAGCTACCGATCATTGATTTTTTGTCGGGAGCCGCATCGCCTTGGCCCTTTTTCTCAGCGCCATGGCCTTTTGACATAGGCTTCATTGACTTCGCAGCTTTACCACCAGGAACATTTACATTACCTGCATTATCTTCCTTTGTTGATGGTTGAGCTAGTCCGCCTTGTGTGCCGCCGTTTCCGCCGTCACCGCCTTGTGCCAAGTTTGAAGCAGTGCCACCCATGTCGTTTTTACCAGCTACGATTGACTTGGCGTTTGCACCATTGTCACCCATTTTAGCTGTTACTTTTTCAACATATTCACGCATCTGCTCACCTACAGATTTTGGTGCTGATGTTTCTTCAACACTGTCGTCTGTATCTTCATCGGCTTCGAATTCAAATGACTCTTCTTCAGCTTCGTCACCTTCTTCGTCACCCATATCCATATCCATATCCATTTCGCCTTCTTCTTCTTCTTCTTCGCCACCTTCTTCTTTGTCGCCAAGTAGTTCTTCGAATTCAGCTTTTAGATCTTCTAATTCTGCTTCTAGGTCTTTAATATCACCTTGTGTAGCTGGTGCATCGTCATCGCCTTCAGCGTCCATGTCCATATCCATGTCATCTTCGCCTTCGTCGCCCATGTCCATTGCCATGTCACCTTCTGGGTCACCCATGTCCATGCCGTCGTCACCTTCTACTTCAAATTCGTCAAGATTAAAATCTTCATCTAGATCTTCGTCATCGTCATCATCTTCGTCTGACTCTTCTTTCATCTTAGCATCGTTTTTCTTAGGTGCTTTGTGCTTAGAAGCATCACCTACTTCGCCTTCGTCTTCACCGTCAGCGTTTTTCATTTTTTCATCAGCTTCGTCTAAATCGTCAGCAAGTAGATTTTCATAAATGTCTCTTGATTTTGCTACCACAATCTCGTGGAATAGCTCTTCCGCTTTTTCGCGGTCTTCATTAATAAGATGCTCAAGCATCTCTTCAAATTTGTTTGAATTTGCCATTATTTGTCTCCTGTTAATGTTTACCTATGGTAAGGCTGTCACTAGTATTTACATCTTTGGGAGAAAAGTGCGTAGAAATAGGCCAAAAACGGAGTTTTTTGGCCAGGATTATGATAACTGGAAGATTTTCATGAAATCTTGTACTGTAATTGTTGTTAAATTATCAAATTTATTTAGCTCCTCAGGACAATAGTTATCAGATGCTATTACCCTAACGAACTGTGTATTCTTGTGTTCTTTGATTACTGCTGTGGTTTGACGCAACCAATTGCCAAAAAATGTAGCACCGTCTTGGCTTTTTTTATAATTTGGTGTATCTGCATATACATTATTAAACTTAGACCCTTTTTCTAAACCTTTGTAGTCAAATCCTAAAATATAAATTCTTTCGTATCCGTGCTGTGCAGCTAACCATAGTGCTGTTGGGCCGCTACTCCAACCTTTTGAAGGATTAAACAAATTTAAATTAGGAATACGCTGATATGCTTTATTTGGATTAGTCCATACAGTGTGTTTTTTTTGATATCCTGTTTTTGATATTTCAAGTATCATTTTTGCATCAACGGCTACTAGATAGTCAGGCACAAATGTTCTATAAAGAGCATTGCATCCATAAGTTTTTCCTATAGGTGCTAGTTCTTCTATGTTTACAGGAGCACGACTTGTACCATTACCTATAACAAATGCTATGTGGTGATTGCTTTTTTCTACATGGTGTATGTCTGGAAAGTTTTGAACTTTTGAAAGACGTCGTGATTGTTTTTCAGCTTTACGCTGAGATCTAATCTCGTGCCACTGTTCTTTGGTAAATTGTCTTTTATCTATTTTTGCCAATTATCATACTCCGGCCGCCTCGGCTTGTGCTGCTAGTCCATACATTTGACGAACAAAATCCATTTCTTTGTTTTTTTCTTCTGTATGTAGTTCACTTGCTTTGCGGGCACGATTTATTTGGCTTAAAGTTAATCGTGTCTTCCGGGTATCGTCAATATCGACAATTGACTGATCATACTGAGGCTCATATCTATTGTCTTCAACAGGTTCAATAGTTTCTTTATCGTAATAAAATAATTCTCTCAGTATCATAATGTTATTTACCTTAAATTTGATCTGCGCCGCCAGTTTCGCCGCCAGCACCGCCGCCAAGTTCTTCGCCTGTTGCTGTTTCTGGTGGTGCACCTTCTCCGCCATCTTCTGCTCCGCCTTCAATACTTGCTTGATCTTCTGCTCCTGAAATGTCTGCACTAATTCCTGCTGAACTAATACCAACACTACGCATTTCACCTGATGCATCACTCGGAGGTGGTGTTAGATTTTCATCGTTTTCTTCTCTCCACAAGCGTTCGTTCTCAGCAACATCTTCGTCACTTAATCCTAAGAATCTTTTTAGTGCAAATCTATTTGAAATAAATGGTATTGCTTGTACTTGTGCAAATGAACCAATTCTTTGATTATCTAATTCTGTTTGTCTATATGCTGCAAAGTTTTGCGGTGGCATAAATTTAAGATCAAACATCGCTGTGTCAATGTTTACACCTTTTTCAAGTAGATAGCGTTTAAATTCTTGATCAAATTCTTCTACAAGTAAGTTTTGCAATCTTTCACAGTATGTGTTAAACCTTAATTCTTGAATAAATGCTGTGCCAACCCTGCCGTCATTATAGCTTGCTTGGCTATCGTCTGCGCCAGTAGGTAAGTATGAACTTGGTATACGGAGACCACGAACGAGTTTATTAGTAAAGTATCTAAGATCATCAATCTCTCC